ACCATATTCTTATATGGTATCTGATACAGTGCTGACTTGTCCTCATGGTCACCAGGTAAGAAACCTATCTCTCTTGTAGACACCAGTGATCTTACTAAGACTACCTTTTGGTATGGTGTGAGAGGATCAAGAACCTCCTTCAGTGCTTGGTATAATGTTATGAATGTTTTACCTGTACCTGCTGCACCATAAAGGAATAAGTTTTTACCCTCATTGTATGAGGCAAAAGCATGTTTCTGATTAGGTGTAATAGGTTGGACATCAACCATGATGTCAGAATTATATGGTTTCTTTCTCTTCATTTGCTTCGCAGTCATACCAGCTCCGACGCTGATCGACATTTTCTTTTTACGTGGCATGTTAGAAGTGTGTAGTTTTTTGTGGTTTGACTCTTGAACCTGGTACTTGTGCTACCTTTGATAACACTTCGTTCCATCCTCCATCTGTTCTACTGTATACATCTCCTGTACCACTGACTGTACCTGCTGCACCCTGAGACCAGTCTTTGTCCCAGTCAGGATTTTCTTTCCTCCATTCATCATATTCTTTCATAGTCATAGAGAGTTCTTTAGTCTCTCCTGTCTTCATGTTCTTGATTGGATATGTCGGCATGTGTTTTAGCGAGTGTTTTATTTAGTGTTGCCAGATAAGCAGCACCTATGGAGGTTCCACCATCATGAGCGATAGGCATTACCCTGATACGTACATCAAGTTCCCTCTGTAGCTTATAGTTTACCACACAATTGAGAAAACATCCACCAGATAAAACAAGGTTACGATCTTTATACATTCTACACAATTCAAGTGCTCTTTTCTCCCATGCTTGCTGTACATAGTATGCTTCATGTTTGCCATGTGCTGCTAGTCCCATGACCTTACCTGCATCATCTTTATGGAAACCATAATTGACGCAGACAAACTCAAACTCTTTACCAATGCCTTGATCATCAGGTGACCAATACTTCTTGTGTAGCACCTGCCAAGATGGGATATCAAATATTGTTTCTATCTCTATGCCATCATCTGTCTTAGATCCATTGGAGTCTACCACTATTGCAATAGCATCATCATAACCTGAGTTATAAAATGCTGAAGCAGCATGACACTTATGATGTTCTAATCTATAATCAAATACCTCTGCGTCAGGGAACCTACTCCTTACCACGTTTAAATCTAATGCAGATATGAGTTTCTTTGAATCTTCTGACCAATCAGAGTCACATATGGCAACTGCATCTATGTCATCAATATATTTTATCAATGATCTTACAGCGTGGTCTCTTTTCTTTCTAGTAATTCTTTCAGACTCAAGGTAAAAAACTAACACACCATCTCTCATTACACAGACTGAACCATTATTTGATAGGTTCAACCCTAGGACTGAAAATTTTGCGGAGATTTTTTTTCCAGATTTATGTAATTGAAAAGTCATTTTCCCCTGAGTTTTTGCACCTCTGGAAAATATAAGTAGTCTATTGCACTTGATTCAAATGTATCTATAGCATCCTCTGGTGTCTCTACCAGAGGTTCACCTGACATATTAAAAGATGTATTGAAAAGTAGAGGAGTTTTTGTAAGTTGATAGAAGGAATCTATCAAGGTAAAGTAGTTTTTGTTATCTTGAATACTCACTGTCTGTACTCTACATGTCTTATCTACATGCAATACAGCAGGTATCTTATCATAAGCATGAGGATGTGCATCAACAGCATACATCATGAATGGTGACTCAGTAAGACCACCCATGTCAAACCAATTGTGTGCATGATGTAATAGTATACTGCAAGCAAATGGTCTGAAGGGTTCCCTATTTTTTACCATATTCAGTCTATCCTTACCGTATGGATCTCTTGGATCATATAAGATAGAACGATTGCCCAATGCCCTAGGTCCTGCCTCTGATCTTCCTTGGAATATTGCAACAATTTTTTGTTGCTCCAATAGTTTTGCAACATCCATGGAGCAAACTGTATCGCCTTCAATATGTGACAAATCGTATTCAGGACCTAAGTAAAGAGATTCAATCATTGTGATGATGCTGTGGATAGTCTTGCTCTTGTGCTCTCTGTGACATGATTGGTCTTTCACCACCACCTTCATGCCCATGAGCGATACCAAGTTCATGCATTTTAGCATGCTCTTTGATCTCATCTCTCAATCCTTCACCACCTTTACCAAAGGTTTTGTATATACCATAGATGATAAGAGCAAAGACAACGAGTGCTACGAAAACTAAGAACCCTGTCTCAGGTTCAAGTTCGAGGTGAGGTATAAGTGTCTCTTGACATCTCTTAATCTTCTCTGGATCATCCCATGTACCAGGTAATGTGTACACGGGAGGGCATGCTGCAAATAATTTTACCATGTTTTAGAATGTGTGTTTACTTCAACGGGATTGTCACTTTCAATGTGATTGTGATCGATTGTATCTATGTGAGCATGCTCTATGTTCAAGTGCTCTAGTGCTTGTGCAATTCTTTCAAGTGCATTAGCGATACGATTTGTGTCAATGGGATTCATAATATCCAAGTGGGTTTACGAGATGGGTCACGCAAATAATTTTTTGCAACCCAAGGTTTAGATGCAATGTAACGTTTGTAGGCAGTGAAGATGTCAATACTGGTGTCGTATTTGAATTCATCAGGACCTGCAAATGCAAATTCTGTAGGATCAGATTCTTGCAAAGG